GATTGGTAAATGAGCCTCCGTTATCTGAGACTATGCCTGACGATTGCCTCAATCCTTATTCTGTATCTAAAGTAGCAGGTGAGAAGTTATGTTCTATGTATACAAAACTGTTTGGATTGAAAACTGTAGTATTCCGATACTTCAATGTTTACGGTCCTAGAGAGCCTGTTAGAGGAGTATATGCCCCAGTAGTTGGTCTGTTTCTTAGACAGAAAAAATTAGGTCAATCATTAACTATTGTTCCTGACGGAACACAGCGTAGAGATTTTACACACGTCGATGACATTGTCTCGGCTAATATTTTAGCAATGCAAGTTGATTCTCACGATAAGTACGGAGAAATTTTCAATGTAGGATCAGGAACAAATCATTCTGTTTTAGAGTTAGCGGCTTTAATTTCTGATAAAACTGTTATGATAGAACCAAGAGTTGGGGAAGCCTACATTACTCTCGCTGACAATAAAAAACTTTCTAACACTTTTGGCTGGACTGTGACAAAAAGTATTGAAGAATACGTAAAAGAAAATCTTTAATCGTATTTTCGATTCTTTTTGTTGATATCTTCAACACGGCCTAATAATTCTAATTCAATTCCTATATCAAGCCCGTGTTCAAGGATGGCTGCAACATCTTTAGGAAAACAAGCACCGCCATACCCAAATTGACCATCCGGTCCAGGAACGTCCCAGTGACTAGTTCCCAGGCGAGAATCATTTTTGGCGATATTTTTAATTTCATTCCAGTCAACATCCACTTCTTTGGCTAACTGAAAAAACGCATTCATAAAAGTTACTTTGGTTGCTAAAAAACTATTGGCTAGATATTTGAACAAACTGGCAGTAGAGATATTAGTGAAATGGTATTGTTGTGCCTTAATAGTGCTAGATTGTATTACTTCTTTGGCTTTAAGACAATAATCAGTATTACCACCAATTAATACCCATGTTGACATTTCGTAATCAGCAATAGCATTGGCCGCTGTAAGAAATTCAGGTGCATGAACAAGATTAGGATATTGATCTTGTAATCGCAAATAAACGCCCGGAGGCACTGTACTTTTGCATATGATTACATTTTTATAATCTTGTAATTCTTTTAAAACAGATTTAACATAAGAGTCGTCACAATGCCCATCTTCTAACATGGGAGTAGGAACACATACATAGATAGCATCACAATTTTTAATTTCTTCAATGGATGCTGACTTGTCTCCTAATTTAGGATCTCTTACAACTATCTGTTGATTTCTATGAGAATATGCTACTGCTGATCCTACATAACCTAAACCTAATATTCCTATTTTCATAAAGTGGCGTCTTCTAATCCGGCAGTTCTTAATTTAACGATATTTGATAACTGCCATTGTTTAATATCTAAGGCTTTAATAATACCAAGCCATTTGTTTCTCAACAGAGCAAAGTCGTTGATAATTTTTTCAAAGTCTACAACGTCGGCCTCGCCTTCTACAAACTTTTCACAGTCTCTAGAGGATAGGCTACGTTGATAGTTTTCGAGATACTTACGGAAATGCTGACTACGAAGTCTACGAAGTTCAATATTGAGATATTCTAAAATACCTTCAATTTCTTGTAACTGGTTAAATCGGTTTTCAACAATACCGGGCATCGATGCCGACGCCCTTTCAATGTTTCCCGATATACGGGCGTCTTGTTTGGCTGCTAGTAACTCAGCCTCATAAAATGCCACAGCATCGGGGATTTGTGAAATGTCTTTAGAAACCCGATCATACCAATTCATTTAATCCTCATCTTCATTGTAATCGTATTCATCTTCTTCGGCTTCAATCTCTTCATCGTCAATGGCATAGTCAATGGCACCGTCAAGATAACCGTCGATGCCTTGCAGGCTCTGCAAGGTTGATTCCTTGATGCCATAATCCAACAATGTATTAACAAAATCTGCAGCCACATCTTTACGATGCTTTTCGGGGATATGTTCGACAACCAGTGTCCAAATATCTGCGATCAAATCTTCTTTCATTCTGCGCTCTCCAAATCAGGTATAACATCTTTAGTTATCCCAGATTCAGTTTTTTCACCGTGTTTTGAAATGTCAGACATGATAGCATCAAGACCGCCGTTCTCGTTACGTTCCCAGGCCTTGCGGAACTGTTTGATGATTTCGCCATCGGCAGTCACGTATACAAGACTATTTCCTTCTTTCTTGAGCATCCCTTTTGCTTCAGCCAGGTCGACCAGTCCACTATATGGATTCATACCTGTTTCGTAAGGAATCTTAACCTGTACACTTTCAAACGGTTTCGCATAGCGAGTTTTCATAATCTTACAGGCAGCACGAATGCCACGAACTTCTGTAATCTTGTTACCGTCGTCATCCTCTTTGAGTTTAAGTTTTTTCATAGCAACAACAATGCTCGATGCATAGATAAAACCTTGACCTCCGCTGATCTTGTCATCTGGATCAAACATATCTTGTGAAGCGTATGTGTGATTAGTTGCTACTAGGCCAATGTTCAATGAACCAAACATGTTAACACAATTACGAACAAGTGCTGTAAGTGCTTTAGGTTTACGACCCATGTCACCTTTCAAATCGCCTGCTTCGAACTGATTAACGTCTGTTGGTGTTAACAACATACCCAAAGAATCTAACACAAATAAAACTTTAGGACGAGTTTCTTCTGGCATTGCTTTGTATTCTGCAACAAATTCTGTGATAGTCTTTGCTACATCGTCAATCATAGCCATGTTAAGTTTTAACAACTTATCTTCACTGGTATCAACACCAAGTGCTTTTAACCAATCTTCATCGAGCGCATTTTCTGTATCAACTAGAATAGGATAAATGCCTTGTGCCTGTGCTGCCTTAATAAGATTGCCAGAACAGATGTAAGACTTACCTGCGCCCGACTCACCCGCAAACACAGTTACCTTACCTAGCGGAACACCTTTATGAAAGTCACCGCTGATTAGATAATTTAATGCGTAATTGCCTGTGCTGACCCAATCTGTTGGATCGTTAAAGCCAATACTAAGTCCTTCAATGGACTTTGTAATTGACTTTCTAAATTTAGAAATATCAAATGCTTTTGCCATATTAATTATCCAAGTCCATTGAATTCCACTCTTTGATCACAGCAACAAGTTCTTCTTCTGTGTTACAAACAGTCTTAGTATTTTTCCAATCTTCTTTTTTGTCACGACCACCAATTTCAACCATCCATGCATTGTCATAACGATTGATAGTGATCGATTCATTTACTTTTGCTAATTTTGTTAATTTTGCCATTTTAGAATCCTATAGTGAGAAGAACTCGGGCGTAAGAACTATGTCTTAGAGGCCCGAGCCGTGTTAATTATTGTCCCTGACGGGCACGAATTTTAGCAAGGATATCCTGTGCTCTAGATGAACTTTCAGTACTTGCTGGTGCTGTCTCGGCTACAACAGGCTTAGATACAGGTGCTGGTTCGTCATCAACCTGATCATCTGCTACTGCTGCTCTCGCTACTTGTTTGTTAGGATCACCTGTGGCTGCTCCCATACCTGCTGGTTTGAAGTATTGTCCCCAACGATCCATGTCATAGGCTTCGCCATCAACAGATGCTTCAAACATCTCCTTCATAACCTTCAACTCAATGTCTGTAGGTTTCTTTGGCAAAAAGTCTGATAGATTAAAAAGACCATGTGATTCGATAGCAGCCTTTTCAACATCCGATAAGGAACGCTCTCTACGGCTCCACTTTGATGTAGAGTAGTCAGCAAATCCACCTTTGCTAGTTTTAGCAATACGGAAATCGAGGCCACGTAGTACATCAGTTGGCAATTCTTCAATTTCACTATCCATCAATGCCGCACGGATGATCTGATAGATCTGAGGACCAATGATAAATCTGCGGATTGGGTTCTCTGGTTGTGAATCTTCTTTAAGAGGATCTTCAACAACGAAACCTTGGAAAATGTATGAACGCTTTTTCCAATACTTACGACCCATGTCTTCTAGATTCTTGTCTTTGAACCAACCACGTACTTCTGATAGGATTGGACATGCTGTACCATCGTTGTACATTTCAACACAAGGAACTTGTACTTGAACTGGACGCGAATCTGTTTCGCCTTTGATACCTGCAAACGGCAATTTAATCATTGCACGTTCTACCCAGAAGAAAGTATTGTTGGTGTTGCCGTCAGGTAAGAAACGTACTACGGCTTCTTTGCCTTCTTGCATATTCCAGTGGGGGTAAATTGCGTTGTCGCCGCCGCTTGATGTAGAGCCTGTGCTCTTGTTTTGTGCTTCTTGAAGTTTAGCACGAATTTCTGCTAGTGTTGCCATTTTATAGCCTCCTTATGCCTTAATGTAAATGACTTGTTATATGCCTTTCGCATAACAGTATTATGCGCTTTTTATTTAGCAAGGTCAACTATTATCTGCTATTTTTTTAATTTATCTTACCAAAAAAAATCCACGTTAACCGTGGATTTCTTTGTACTTCAAAAGCGCCAACTGACGGGCTAAAAATAATCTCCATCTGATATGTTCAGGAAGATCATCTTCCTCCAGTTCTTCTAACTTTGGTCTGCTGTAACCTCTGTGTATCGCATCTTCAAATACGTACTCAATTTCACAATCATCAAATGTTAGAACAACTGATCGAGTTGGATTACTTCTTAGCAGGCTCTGCTTTTTTGGCGTCGCTTTTGACAGGCTCGACCTTTTTATCGGCAGGCTTACTAGCAGCAGGTGCTGGAGCGGCTGCGGCTGGTTTGGCTTCTTCTTTCTTAGCAGGTGCTGCCGGTGCTTGTGCAAAAGCGGATACTGCAAACAATGATGCTACTAAAGTTACGATCGATTTCATTTGAAATCTCCTTTTTGAATTAACGCCAGCAAAATTGCTGTGCGTATATATATAACGCCTTAGATAAAAATACGTTGACAATATTAAAAGAAAAAGGGCACCGAAGTGCCCTTTATGGATGGTTTGATAAATTATACGCCTGAAAGTTCTTTGATACGAGCCAATTCTTGCAGTTCTGGATTTTGTTCGGTACTCTGATGCGGAGCCATGCGTTCTACGAATTTACGAGCCACGCTTTCAGCCTGTCCGCCGAACTTCTTGCCTACCATGATCGCTACACCTTCTGGACCTTTTGGAAAAGTTCCGGATTCTCGATCATAAAATGAAGTTATAAATTCTGCCAATTCTTGTACATTTAATCTCTGTGAGTGTTCTTGATCAACGTCTGCCATCTGCGGCTCTTCTTCTGGCGACTCTTCTCCAGCCATTGGCTCTTCAGTAAAGTCCCCAAAATCTAATTGATCTACAACTTCAGGCGCATTGGATTCTAACCAATCTTTAACCAACCCTCTCACACAACTATCTTCGCCTTGTTCTTTGGCCTGTTGTTTAATTTGCTGATATAATTGAGGATCATCAATGATGCCTTTTAAACTTGGAATTGCATTGTTGCCATCTGCTCCTGCAGGAAAATGTTCTCCTACAAGTTCTTGTAATTCTTTCATGGCTGCTTTTTGTTCTTCCTCATCAGACGATGTAATAGCAGATTCTTCACCTAAGGTCATAACCCAATTTTCAAACTTGCTAAATGATTCGGCTTCGTCATCCTCGAATATTTCGGCTTCGTCGTTGGTTGTGCTTTCTTGTGTCA